AACTTGCATCAGCCATTATTGGATCTTCTTTTATACCTGCTGCTTCTTGAGCAAGCATATATTTTTCATACTCTTCATATTTAGCATCTTCAATAGCCTGTTCTCCAAGAATCTGGTCGGCTTCAGCAAAATGTTTATCAAGAGCTTGTCTGACAAGAAGAGATATTGAAACACCTGGTTTTTGATGATATTTCAACAAATTGTACTGATGTTTTGTTATTTGAATTGATAATCGCTGGAGATTTTCATTCATTGTTGATTAGTTGTTAATTAGATTATAAAGCCATTTCAGTTTTATAAGACTCACAAAGATCATTTGTAGCTTTGTAAGTATCTACAGATGGGAATGGATCAATAGTATGTTGTCTTTCAACTCTTAAAACTTTATTTACTTTATACAACATAAATTGATGTGCTGTAATTATATAAGCTTTAAAAGTTTTCATATCTGCTGTACTTAAATTTCTAGATTTTCGCATTTCTAAAAATTCTTTTAATTTTAATGGTGCTAAATCAGTCTCATTATCTATCATGTATTCATCTGAATAGCCATGATAAACAAGTTGCATGAAAAATGTAGCTCTATTAAAAGCATCATCCCAACTATGATTATGTTCTGGAGTTGTAAGCTCTAAGAAAATTTTAAAAGCTGCTGATATTAAAAAAACAGTAGCTTGTTTGTTTTTGACATAACCTTTATCTTCTAAACACTCAAAAAACTTACTATGTCTTTTATAAATTTTTGCAATGTCAGTATCAAATCGTGTATGTGCATACAAAGCTTGACCTAATCCTTTACCTTTAAAATCTGTAAAAGCATTTTTTATAGCACTACAAGATTTTGAGTGCATAGGAGTGCCGGCAATAGTGATACGTTCTGATTGAGTTCGTTTTCTACCATTATCAGAATATTGTGCTGTTTTATGAGGTAAGTCTCTAATAACAAAAAACTCACAACTTGTATTAGCTTCTATAAGACCACTTAAACGATGTTGACCATTGATAAGTTCGCCTTTTGTGTTAAAAGCTATAGCATCCCAAGATAAAACCCAATCACCATTTCTCATTTGATTGGCATAGTTTTCTATAGATCGTCTTGTAATAGCCCGATTAAATTTAAAGTTTTTGTCTAAATATTCTAAGGCTTTTCTTTTATCTATAGTTTCAATACTAATTTTGACATTTGAATAATCTTGGTTTCTTTCGATTTTAACCAAGTTATTAACAAGTAAATTTGTTTTCATAATTAAACAGCGACTTTTTCTTCAGTTTCTTCAAGTTCTGCTTCAGCTTCAGCTTCAGCTTTTTCTATCTGTCTTATTTTTGTAAATAAAACAGCAGCAGACATTTTCATTACCTCTAATTCATTTTTATCAAAATCTGAAATAGACATTTGTAATGATTTGATGAATTTATCAAGAGACATTGAGTACTCTGTTACATCATTTCTAGCAGAGTGAAAGTTGAGACTAATCTCTTTATCAAATTGATTGAAGTAAAAATAGAATCTGTCATCTTTTTCAAGAGTGTGTTCAGTTCTTTGTTCGTATTTATGTTTCATAAGAATGAAATTGTTTATTGCCTACTTACTATAGCATGAGAGGTATATACCTTTGAGTATGTTTTCAATCCGTAACAATGTTACTTTCCTTTTTTCTTCGTTAGTTTTTTCACTATCTGCTTTACTAATGGTTTTACTGCGTTAAGAAGAAGTGGACTACTGGCAGCGACCAAGCCAATAACAGCAGTAGATACAATAGTAGAAACTTCTGGAATGTACTGATCTTTAAACGGGACGTTTTCATAGAGAGTTATACACTCAATCCCATCTTCCCCTCTTTTATGACCAATGACACGTTCCAATCGTTTTTCGTTACGAAAGTCTCCAACCCTCTGATTATTTTTACCAGGACAAGGTTCTAATTCAATAACTTCATCTTTTGGTATTTCTGGTATCTCTGATTGCTTTGTTTCTGGTAAGGGTGGGGTTTCATTATTAACAGGCACTTCTTCTGTAATGACAAGATTCTCAGGTGTATAGTCAAGAGGAATAAAACTAGGAAACGGAAAATCACACGTTGAATATACACCATTAGGATCATCTAATAATAAATTACGATTACCTGTATTTTTTATATCACGATGTTGATAAGTACAACCAGGAACATCAATATCAGGTGGCTTTGCTATCTCAATGTAGTGCGGACTATAGATTTCTGGAACGTCTGGAATATATATCTCACGAATTTGAATATCAGGTATTTCAATCGTAGGCATCTCTTCTTTTATAGACTTCTACATATGAATCACATTTAGGGCAAGAAAAATTACTAACCATTGAATATTCTTGATACAGAACAGGTTGAAAATCTTCTTCTATATCAGCATCAGCACCCCAAATAAGTTCAGTTTTGCAATGCCAGCAGTTCATATTTGTGGTTCTTCCATTTTTGGTGGCATCGGTAAAGATGGGCCAGTAAGATCAGGTAATCCTTTTTCTAAAACTTTTGGCATCATTCCTTGAACATTTCTAAGAACTTTATTCATCATTTTTGTTTGAAATTGTTCTGATGTTACATATTTATATGCAAAGTACGTTCCACCACTCATGGAAGCTACCATAAGAAAAGAAACAATGCTAAG